CCAATAGAAGCGAGAAAGAAAACACCAGGTACTCATGCAGAAGGATTGGCTGCTGATGTATATGTAAGAGGAAGCAAAGCACTCAACATAATATCAAAAGCTAAAGATTATGGATTTACTGGCGTTGGTGTGAATCAAAAAGGAGATGCTCGTTTTATACACTTAGACATCTCGGAAGAAAAACAAAACAGACCAAGGCCGCATATTTGGAGTTATTGATGGACAACCCTATTTTATTTTGGAACGCGATTATCACTCTCGTTTATGTTCCTATTATATACAGCATCCGCACAAACGCTGCTGATGTCAAAAGGGTTGAAATATTGGTTAATAAAACAAGAGAAGAAATACCTACACGCTACGCTACCAAACAAGACTTGCATTTAGACATGCAAAGAATTTTTGACAGACTAGATAAATTAGACGAAAAAATTGATAAACTAATAGCACACTAGGAATTAATTATGCCAGGATACGATCACTTAAATACAAATCTAAACTACATACCATCTTATGCAATCACTCCTGCTGTAGATGCACCACAAATACAAAACGCACCAACACTACCAGCAGTAACAAACCAAATGTCTAGCGATAGACAACCTGGTTTTAGTATTGCTAACGACTTTATAGAAGAAGACTTTAATCCTGGACAAACCATTGGCCCAGTAGGAATGAACTTTGAAAACATGCCAAAAGGTTTATTTGCAAACACAGAGCCAGAGCCTATTGAAATGTCTAAGTATGACGACAGAGATAGAAGTCCAATAAGGGATTTTGATTTTTATGATTACTTTGGAACAAACATTGATGGATTAAATATGTTTAATTCTATGATTCCAGATAACACTTATTCATCTGGTTTAGATTATGCTAGATCAATCGCAGATGGTTCTAACGTAGACAATATGATTAGCCAAGGTCAAAGCTATTCATCACAAATGCCTCAAGGCTACACACAACAACAAGTTGGTAAAAGTGGCTATCAAGGTTTTGATTATTCTGGACTACAAAGACTAATAGACAACATAGGTTAATATGCCCTCACAAGAAGATATCTTAAGTTCAAACGAAGCAGAGTTAATTCTAAACTCAGAAACATTCAAACACGCTGTAAACAATCTTAAAGATGACTACATAAATTTATGGTTATTGTCTAAAGACAGTGATATAAATAAAAGAGAAAATTTACACAAAGCAATCAAACTTTTACCCGAAATAGAAAAACATTTAAGAATAATAGTAGAGAAGGGTAAGATCACAAAGTCACAACTAGGAAGATTGCATAAAGTTGTGTAAAATTTAATTTAGTATTGTTAAAATACTACTTTACATTTTTAAGGAATGAATATGACCAACAACGCAAAGCCGATTGGTTTACAAACAAATTTAGAACAGACAGAACAATCTTTCGAAAGTTTTTTGACTCCATCGGAACAACCAGAAAACGAACTAGAACAACCATCAGAAGAATTAGTCAACGAAGACGAAGTCATTGAAGATGATGAAATCATTGAAGAAGACCAAGACTTAGAAGACGACTTTGAAGAAGATGAAGACGAACCTCAAGAAGATCAAGTTGAAGTAGAGGAGTCCGAGCAACCACAGCTATATACTATTAAAGTAGATGGTGAAGATACCCAGGTCACGCTTGAAGAACTCCAAAGTGGATACAGTCGCCAAAGAGATTATACGAGAAAAACTCAAGAGTTAGCTGAACAGCGTAAAGCTATTGAAGCTCAACAAAAAGAGGTTTCTCAAAAAGATGCAATTTATTCGCAGTTGTTACCAAAACTGGAAGCGACTTTGAAAGGCGAGTTAGGAAACGAGCCAGATTGGAATGCACTTTATGATACTGATCCTATTGCCTATGTCCGTGAAAAAGACTTATGGAATGAGAAGAAGCAAAGGTTACAAGCCGCAGAAGCTGAAGCAACTAGACTCCAACAGGAACAAGCTGCAAAGCAACAAGAGGAACTTGAAAAGTTCGTCAAGTACGGTAATGAACAATTGCTAACACAAATTCCAGAATGGCAAGACAACGAAACAGCAGTTAAAGAAAAAAATGCTATTCGGGATTATGGTGTTAATGTTTTAGGCTATTCATCTCAAGAGATGGACAGCGTTTACGACTACCGAGTTTTACTTGGTTTAAGAAACGCATGGTTACAACATAAGACACAACAAGCTACTAAAGTAAAGCCAACTGAAAAGAAAGCGGCAGCTCGAACCGCCCGACCTGGCACTTCAAATGTACCTAAAAGTTCAACACCAGCGAAAAGAGCGCATCAAAAATTAGCTAAGACTGGCAAAGTCCAGGATGCGGCTAAATTATTTGAACAAATTATATAAACTTTTAAACATAGGAAAATATCATGGCTAAAGTAACAAACGCATTTGATACTTACTCAGCGACTTCAGATAGAGAACAGCTAAGTAATGTTATCTATAACATCAGTCCTCAAACAACTCCGTTCTTGAGTGCTATAGGAAAAAACTCAATCAATAACGTGGTTTTTGATTGGCAAACAGAAAACTTACCAACTCCAAGTGGTGCTGGACAGCTAGAGGGTTTTGAACTTTCAAGATCAGCTTCTACAGCTACTGCAAGAGTTAGTAACGTGGCTCAAATCTCATCAAGAGACGCAACTGTGACTGGTTCACAACAAGCATCTGATCCTGCTGGTAAGAAGTCAGAAATGGCTCACCAACTAGCGATTATGTCTAAAGCTCTTAAGAGAGATATGGAAACAGCACTTTGTCAAAAAGGCGCTAAAACAACTGGTAATGCTACAACAGCAAGAGTAACTGGTGGTTTTGAATCTTGGATTACATCAAACGTATCAAGAGGAACTGGCGGTAACGGTGCTGGTGGTGGAGCTGCTCCAACCGATGGAACACAAAGAGCTTTAACAGAAACATTATTAAAATCTGTATTGCAAGACTGTTTCGCTAATGGCGGAGAGCCTTCAATGGCAATCTGTGGCCCAGTTAACAAGCAAAAAATATCTGGTTTCACAGGTAGAGCTTCAGCAAGACAAATGATTGATGCAAACACAGTAGAAGCTTCTGTTTCTATTTACGCATCAGACTTTGGCGAGCTAAAAATCGTACCATCTAACTTCAGTAGAGAAAGATCACTTCTATTAGTTGATCCAGACTTCGCTAAAGTATCTTACTTAAGAGACTTTAAAACAGTTGATATCTCAACAGTTGGAGACGCACAAACTAAGATGATTTTATGTGAGTATGGATTAGAAATGAGCAACGAAGCTGCTCACGGTATAGTCGCAGACTTAACAACTTCATAAGTTAGTTAAACTTAGGGAAGGCTTCGGCCTTCCCACCCTTTATTAAATATGTCACAAAAACGTACAATCACCGACCACAAAACTGGTTACAAATCAGAGTTCATTACAGAGGATGACAAGTTTGTCTATCACACAACTCAAGATGTTGCTCCTGTCATTGACCACGTTAAGAAACTAAGAGACAATACACCTAAGCCTGGAAAAGATATGCGACACATAGCTGAAGTACCCATGGTAATTTGGCAAAAAGCATTACGAGAAGGTTGGTCACAGGATTCCGCAAAGTGGAAACAATGGCTAAACAATCCAGACAATAACGTCTTTAGAACTTGGCAAGGTAAAGTATGACATATGCAGAATTAAAAACAGCCATAGCTGGTTATCTAAACAGATCAGATTTAACATCTACCATAGATACATTTATTGATAATGTAGAAGCTGAACTTAACAGAAAGTTAAGAACAAAAGACATGATTGTAAGAGCTACCGCAGTAGCAGATGCTCAATACTTATCAGTACCAGATGATTGGCTAGAAGCCATCAATGTAGAAATAACATCAAATGATTTCAGTCCGTTATTTCAACAGTCTATAGAATCTTTAGATGTTTATAGAAAAGCAAATAACAACTCAACAGGTCAACCAGTATATTATGCAATGGTTGATGGTACTATGGAATTAGCACCAACTCCTGACGTTCCTTACACCCTACAGCTAACTTATTATGGTAAAATAAATGCACTGAGTGATACCAATGCAACTAACTTTGTATCAGTATCAAACCCAGATGTTTACTTGTATGGTGCATTGAAACACGCTTCTATCTACTTGATGGAAGACGACAGAATAGCAATGTTTACACAACAGTTTGAGAAAGCATTAGAAGAAATGAGACTTGCTCAAGAGAAGGCTGCATTTGGTAAAGGTTCTCTAATGATGAGAAGAAAGACTTACGGAACAAAACAAAAAAGAAATTACTACTACGGTAATTAAAGGAGAATACGATGGCAGGATTTAGTGATTATTTAGAAGACAAAGTTTTAGAGCATGTCTTTGGTGGCAATGCTTATACAGCACCCTCAACATTGTATGTTGCTTTATATACATCAGCACCTTCTGATACAGGCGGTGGAACTGAAGCAACAGGCGGAGGCTATGTAAGACGATCAAGTACATTCAATGTATCTGGTACTAACCCAACTACCGCAACCAACCCATCAGCTATTGAATATCCTACAGCAACTGCAAACTTAGGAACTATCGTAGCAGTTGGTATTTTAGACGCATCAACATCTGGAAACTTGTTAGCATACGCTAACCTAGACGCTTCCAAGACTGTAAGCACAGGAGATGTATTTAGATTTAACGCTGGTGATTTAGACGTAACACTAGCTTAAAGTCATGGCCAGCATAGGCTATAACAAAGGCTATTATTCCAGGTCAAAATTTAACGATTTAGCTTTTCAAGCTGAAGCAACCGTATCCGCAACATCTGGCGCAACCGCTAGAAATACTGTATCAGGTGTAGCAACCATTCAGGCAAATTCTAACTTAACAGGATTTGGCAGAATACAATTCCAACAGTCTGCAACCATACAGGCAAACACAAACTTCTTAGCTGTTGGTGCTGACACAGATATAGCAACTGCAACCATACAATCAGTTACTAACTTTACAAGTATTGGTAGTAGAAAGCGTGGTGGCATTGCAACCATATCAGCAGTATCAAATGTTATAGCTATTGGTAAAGATGCTGAACAGTTACAAGCAACTATCCAAGCTGTATCAGACTTTGATGCTGTAGGCAGAGATACCGAACTAGGAAGTGCAACTATAGCTGCAACATCTAATGTTATAGCGATAGCAAAAGACACAGACCTAGGTAAAGTTACTATCGCAGCAGTATCTAACGTATCTGCACAGTCTGAAGTATTTAAGAAG